ATTATTTAGTATCACGACATGAAGTAGTAGATGAAATCATCACTATATTAGAATGTATAACAAAGGAATTAAATGAAATAATAATAAATGAAAAGGAATATAAAGAAAAATTTGATGAAATAATAAAAAAACTATCTACGTCTCCCACCAAATAAAGCACCAAGTATTTTTGATACACCACTTCTTTTTTTAGCTAATGCTTTAGCATCTTTAATTTTTCTTATAGCAGCTTTTTTTAGTTTTTTGCTAAAATCTTTATGTCATGATGAAATAACAGCATCTTCCACATTATCTAATTCTATATATTCAGGATCTTGAATATAATATGAAGGTGAATAAAAATATCTTCTTATAGCATTAGAATTAGCAACATTAGGAAACCTTCTTTTTATAGTTTCTCATGTTAAAAAAACATTTCCATTTCTTCTTATTAATTCTTCCTTTCAATTTAGTACAAAGTTTTTTCTTACATTTCTTTGTATATAATTTAAATTAATACATTGTATAAATCTTCATTGTCTTCCTGTATTAGGATGTGTGCCTGAAAATTTATATAATAATACAACAACAGGTTTAGGATCTTCATAATAATTTGAATATCTAAATGTATAAAAATGACCTGATTTTCATCAAATCTTTTTAAATTTAAATCTTTTTGATATTGATAATGCCATTATAATAAATCCTTTTTAATTATTTTCCAAATAATTCATTTTCTGTTACTATTTTAAATGAATACCCCATTTTTTTACAAAATCTTTTTGCTGATATTCATTTTGCCTTATTTTTTTCCCATGTCACTTTTTCATGTAATAATGTTTTATGTGATTTTTTACCCCTTTTTAAAGGAGGATGTGTTTCTTTATATGGTTTTACTTCTATTATTCATTTCTCTATCTTACCATTATTATTAACTATTTTAGCATAAAAATCAGGAAAATATCTATGTTTTTTTCCTTGGAACATATATGGAATGATCACATCTTCGCTAGACCATTCTAATACATTTTTATTATTATCTAAATATCTACAAAAAACTTTTTCTCAAGAACTTCTACAAACAGGATTTTCTTTTCCTATATATTTTTCTTTGTTTTTTGGATTATATATAGAATGTTTATTAGGATCTATCTTTGTTGACATGTAAGACATTAAACATTACCAACTTTTTCTTTTCTTCATAGATTTTACTCTTTTTCTTGAAGAAACAGAAGATTTTGATTTACGTTTTCTTGCTGCTTTTTTAGCTGCTTTTTTTCTTACGTTTTTTTCTTGAGCAGACATTCTTACATATTTTCCCTTTACAACTTTATATCCTTTTTTAGGTGGTAATCTTTTTACTTTCTTTCCACCTCTAATAACTTTAATTTTTGCTACTTCATCTATTTCTTCCTGTTCTTCATTATACATTTCTAAAATATCTTCAATCATTTCTTCTTGTTCATCTGTTAAATCTAATTCATCAACAGAATCAATAAATTTAAATACTAATTCCATTAAATCAGATAAATATTCATCATAATTATCATCTTCTGATTCAAATAAATATTTTTCAAATAAAGTTTTCATTATTTCACCTTTTAATCAAAATCTAAATCAAAATTTTTTAATCTTTTTGCATATTCATATTCACCATAATCAGCCATTTGTTCTTTATAATGTTGTTCTAAATCATCCATGTTTTTATATTGCATTACTAATTTTAAATTTTGATCTCATAATCCAAACTTTCCTTTGTATTCCATTACCTCTAATTCTTTACTTTTACTTTTTAATGGACCATCAGGATTTTTTATTAAATCTATAGTTTTTTCATCTGTTAAAAATATTCCATCACCTTTATCTAAAGAATAATTTTTTCCATCTGTTGAAAAATATAAAATTTGATAATTTTTTGGATCAACATAATGTTTTACTTTTTCAATTCTTACTTTTCCTTCATTAATATACAGATCTATTTTTTCTAAAATATTCATTTTTATTCCTCATTCTTTGATTTTCATTCTTTATCAATTTCATCAAAAAACTTTTTCTTTTCTTCTTTACTTAATTCAGCAGGTGATTTAATACCATATTTTTCTAACTTCTTCTTAAAAAACTCTTCATAACTTTCTTTTTCATTTAATAAAGTATCAATTCTGTTTAAAATGTTCATTTTTAACTTCTCCTTAGTGAAAATATATTTGGTTTTCCTTCTTTTTCCCATTCTTCTGGATGTTCTTTTTTTCAAGTTTTAAACATTGATATATGTTTTCCTGTTAATAAAAAGATATATACAACACCATAAACAACAATCTTTTTAAAATTTAAATCATTTATACTTACTCCATCTAATAATCTATCTAATTGAAATCAAATTTGTAATCCCATAAATATTGTAGCACTCATGAATAACTCACCTTTAAAGAAATCTCAAAAATGTTTTAAATCTTCATTCAAAACAGATTCTTTTAAAGGTGTTCTCTTTAATTGATCTAATGATTTATAATTAGATTTTAAATTTTTATTGATTAATGTTAAAAATTCTTTTTCTTTTCCTTCTTTCTTTACTAAATCAATTAATTCAATAAAACCATTATATAATACCTTTTTCATTTTATCATAAGTCATTGATTTAATTTCTTTAAATATTTTTTTAATATTAAAAGATTCATTTAATAAAAAATCAATTTTAGTTTCAATATTCATAAAAAGCATCTCCTTTTTTATTATTTATATAAATAATAATAAAATATAAAAGGATTTTATAATGAGTAAATTTTATAATTATTTACAAGAAAGAAGCAGTGAATATGGTCTTGGTTTAAATTTAGTTGATATAGATGAAACACTTTTAAATACTTATGCAAAAATATATGTATTAAATAAAGACACTAAAGAAATTATCAGAAAATTAGACAATCAAGAATTTAATACATATGAATTACAACCAAATGAAGAATTTGATTTCAGAGAATTTAGAGATTCTGTATTATTTAATAAAACATCTAAACCTATTCAACCAATGATTGATAGAATAAAAAGAATGATAACAATGTTAAAGAAAAATGATAGAGGAAGTTGAATTGTATTTCTTACTGCAAGATCAGATTTTGATAATAAAGAAGTTTTTCTTTCTACTTTTAAAAAATTAGGAATTGATGTGAATTTTCCTAATTTATATATAGAAAGATCAGGAAATATCAAGACTGGAACTGTATCAGAAAAGAAAAAGAAAATTATATTTAAGTATCTTAATAAATATAATTTCAGAAGAGTAAGAATGTTTGATGATGATATTAAAAATCTTGAAACATTCATAAAAATTACTAAAGATAAAGATTTAATCCCTATAAAAAATAAAGTAAAAAAAGTATATAATATTCCTGATGGAGAAGCAATTATGGATTTTTATGCTTTACAAGTTATTAATACAGGAAAAATAAAATTATTGAAAAAAGAAGAGGTATTATAATGGAATTATTAGAAAAACTTGATTATATTTCAAAATCTAATATAACAGATAGTAATTTATGTAATATTATTGAATTAGCAATGTTTATTGATGATGGGGATTTACTAACAGAAGCAATGAATTTTTCTGATATATCTAAAAAAATTAAAACATCCTTAAAGAAAATTGGATTACATGCAGAATCTTCAGAAGGATTATTACAAATTGCTGCTAAATCTTCAATTGTGTTATCTAAATTTATGTGATATGCTATTAAAGCATCTTCTGGTGATAAAAAAGCAAAAGAAAATTTAATTGAATTAGTTAAAACAAATCAGATTACAAAAGAACAAGTATTAGACTTTTTGTTGAAATTAGATACTTTAACACTTCATTTTATTACTGGACCAATACATATGATAGATGCATTAACAGGATGACACATAGGTGCTAATATTCATAATAGTGTTAAAAGTATGGAAAATAAAGCTAAAGATTTAATTAATTCATTATCTGATATTGCAAAAGAAGCAGTAGGAAATCTTAAAATTACTTTAAAAGGATATATTGCTAGATTGAAAGTATTGTTAGATCTAAATTCAGATAAAAAAATATTGAAAAGGAGTGACAAATGAGCTTAAAAGATATTTTAAATGAAGTAACAACTTCTTCTGACATAGCAACACATGATAAGAAAATTGGAGAAGAAAAAACAATTAAGGAAAAATTTAATACTAAAAATGATATTTCTGATTTTATTAAAAAATTTAAAAAAGGTTTTGATATATCAATAACTTATAATCCTGTAACTAAAGAAGGAATTGTTAATGGTGTAGTATCAAATGTAGAAACATTTATTAATAGAATAAAAGGAATGTAGATATGTTATCAAAAATGTTTAAGAAATATGTTGAAAAGAATTGAGATATTAAAATTGAAATTGATGAAAATTGAAAAATAAAACAATTATCAGAATATGTTGTAATGCAATCAGAATGTTGTACTAAAGAAGATGCTTATTCAAAATGAATAGGAAATAATACATTACATCTTCCTTTTTGAGTTTGTTATGATATTGTTAATAATTTTCCTATGAAATTTAATATTACTTTAAATAATAAAACCCAAAAAGAAATTGTTACAGTAAAAGATTTATTAAATTGTATTATGAATAGATTATCTAAATGACAAAGGATAAAGGTTAAATTATGAAATTTTATAACTATATAAAAGAAGATAAACCTATTAGTAAAGAATCTTCATTAAAGTTTGTATTTAAATTACCTATAGAAGGTGAATTTACAGCTGAATTTGAGGATGGAACTAAAACTACAATAACAGTTGATAAAAAAGATAAATCTTCTGGTAAATATGCATTTATTGGCAAAGATAAAGGAAATATTTTTAAAACATGAGATAAACCACCTTCTAAAGAAGAAGCATATGAAGTATTAAAAAGAGTTAAATATTATGGTAGTAAATAAGGAGATTTAAATGAATATTTTAGAAACTATAGATTTCATTAATGAAAAAAATATTAATGAATCTGGAATAAAAAATATTAAAAAAATTGCAAAACAGTTTAAAACTTGTGAAATATACTTTCATAAAGATTATTGATACATATAAAGATAAAAATTTTAAATCAGCTATTTTTTCAGGTAATGAAATAGATATTAAATGTGATAGTTATTATGCTATTGAATGTTTGAATTTTGAAAAAAATTATAAAAAAGAATTAAAGGAGATGTAGATAACTTTATCAAAAAATTATGTTATAATAATTTTAATAGAAGGACAACAACGGCCATTGCTGACAAATGCTCCTTCATTTGTCTAACTTCTATTAAAAAATTAAAGGAGTAATAAAATGATTATTGCAATGTGAAGACCAATTTATAAGAAAGGAAAAATTATTTATTATAAAAAAATTGATGATTTAGAAGGCGCTCCAGTAAACACTAAAATTATTTGGAAATGTGATAATCCAGATTGTAAATTTTCAGATAAAATTCACAGTATAAGTTTGTGTCATTTAACAACAAATCCTAAAACAAAAAATACTTTAGAAAAACAATTATGTAAATCATGTACAACCATTGGTAAAAATAATCCAATGTATGGTAAAACACATACAGATGAAGTTAAAAAAATTATAAGCAAAAATTTTGAAAAAGTAAGAAAAACAATAAAAGAAAGATATGGTGTTGATAATATTTCTGAATTGGATGAAATAAAGAAGAAAAAAAATCAGATTATTATTAATTTTAAAAATGTTAGTGAATATTGTGAAAAATATGATTATAAATTATTAAAATTAGAAGGCAAAAATAAACATTCTGTTTTAACTTTACAATGTAAACAAGGACATATATTTAAAAGAAAGTGATTGTATTTTACTAAAAGAAAACATTGTATTTCATGTTTTTTTGATGAATTAAGAAGAAATGGAATACAAGATAAACATGGTTTTTTTCTATATAAAAATGTTGTAAATATGTATACAAATATTACATTAAAACATTTTAATGTAATAAATATAGAAAAAAGAAGTAGGGAATGACATTTAGATCATAAGTTTTCTATGTATGAGGGATTTAAAAATAATATACCACCTTATATTATTGGATCTTATATAAATTTAGAAATAATTTCAAATCATGAAAACACTTCTAAACAATCTAAATGTTCATTAACAAAATATCAATTATTCAAACAGTATAATAATTTATTAAAGGAGACCAATATAAATGAATATTTTAGAAACCATAGACTTTATTAATGAAGATAAACTTAATGAGTCTGGAATTAGAAATATTAGTAAAATTGTAAAAAAGTATAAGAAATCAATAGGTTACTTTCATATGGATTTGGATGGTGTGGCCAGTTTTTTAGGAATGAAAGAATATTTAAAATCTAAATATAGATTAAAAACTATTGCAGCACATCCAATTCAGTATGGCAGTCAAGAATATACTGTTCCAAAAGGAGATCCAGATGCCCTTTTGTGACTTTGTGATTTTGCTCACGGAAAACCAATGTTCACTATTCATGTAGATCATCATGATAGTCAAGTAGGAGTAGAAACTGGCTCTGTAAATTTTAAACATTCACCATCAGGAACAGGAACAATTTCTGCTGAAATATCACCTAGAGAAATATTCCCACCTAAAGATCTAAAAATTATTAATACAGTTGATTCAGCAGATTTTGCATCACAAGATCTAACTCCTGATGATATTATTAGAGCAACTTTTGGATTAGATAAAACCATTTCTGTTGAAGATAATCATAGAATGATGGGATTAGTTGTTAATAAATTATTACTTACATATAAAAATAAAAAAGGATTTTTATCTAAATTAGCAATGAATGCTAAACCATCCCTTATTTCTATGTATAATACTATTGTAAAATTAGCAAAAGAAGAAGGGTATAATCCACCAGAACAAATTGAAACAGATACTAAAGAATATCAAAAAAAACAAAGAAGTAAAATAAAAGAAGGTGGTTTATCTATTGTCAAATCATTAAAAAATGGTGAATCTACTATGGTTGGCAATTTAATTGTTCAATATGGTGGTGGATATATGGGTAAAGGAAATACATATGATAGATACACACCTTTTAAAATACATCCAGAAGCAAATTATTATACTATTGCTTGACCAATGGGATTAGTTCAATTAAGTAAAAATCCATTTAAAAAATCTGAAAAAGATTTGCATTTAGGTAATATATTATTAAAAGAAATTATGCCTTCTAAATTTAAATCTAAATTAGAAAAAATTGATATTACTTTAGATACAATTAAACATGATTTTGAAATGGATATAATGAAAAAAGGTATTAAAGATGCAGTTGGTTTTACATTAAAAGATTTAATTGTTTTATTTGATAAAAAAATTAAAGGTCTTCCTGATAGTGGAAGTTATAAAAATTTAATTTCTGATATTGCATCTAAACCTTATGACAAACTTTCATATAAACAAAAAGAAATTATGAAAAGAGTTACAATTAATGCATGAGACTTAATTATTGCAAGTTCAGGTGGTCATAAATCCATTACACAAGCATCAGGTCTTTCTTTCATTAAAAAAGATCAATGACCTGGAGGATATACTTCTTTAATGAAAGATATTCAGTATGAAATTGCAAAAAGAATGAAAGATGAATAGTTTACATTAAAAAAATCCTCTTGAATTTTTTCAAGAGGATTTTTTTGTCTTGTTTTCACTCCGGGAAAACATAAAATTTTTAGAAAAAATAAAACATAAAAATATAACATGTTGAATTTATTAATGTTATATTTTTATGTTTTCCCTATATGAAAATTTAAATAACTTTATCTCTCAACATTTTAAAAACCATATGCATGAAATTAATTTCTGGAATATCAACAACACTATTTCTATAAAAATGTGTTCCTAATAATAAAATTGCAGTAGCATCATCTTTAAAAACATTATCTTCTTCTGTCATTAATTTTTCATATAAGAATTTATATAAAGCAGAATAATCAATTGGATAAGAATGTAATTTTCTTCTAATTTTATCAGGATCACCATTTTTCATTTCTGATAATACTTCAGCAAATATTTTTTCAGATGTTGACACAACAACTTTATCTGATAATACATTATCAATACAATTTTGTCTTAAAGTAACAATAGTATTTCTAATATCAGGATAACACTTTTTAATAATATCTACAATAGTTTTCTTATTATATTTAATATTCTCATTTTTAAGAATATATTCACATTTTTTAAGAATATCAACTGCTGGGGGGTTAGTAATATGAATAGATTGACATCTTGATTTAAGCTCTGGAATAATTTTTGATTCATAATTACATGCTAAAATAAACCTTGTATTAGCCTGTACGTCTTCGATTAATTGTCTTAATAACGCTTGCCCAGAATTAGAAATAAAATCAACTTCGTTAAGATAAACCAATTTAAGACCATTAAATGAAACTGAAGTAGCAAATGATTTTACTTTTGTTCTGATGTTTTCTACACCTGTTTCATCAGATGCATTAATTGTTAATGTATTATTCTGTAAATTATTATAATTAATGAACACATTAACAAAACTTCCTTTTCCTACCCCTGGTTTTCCATATATAAAAAGATTAGGCATTTCATCTAATGCTTTTTTTAATACAGGTTTTAAATCATCATTGATAATTAAATCATTGAATTTAACAGGTTTATATTCATGTTCTCATAATTTTTGTGACATTTTATTTTTCCTCTTTTTTATCTATTATAAAGGAAGTTATATAAAAAGTAAAAGAGAATCTATTAATAGATTCTCTTTAAATGTTAATTGGCAGGCTATACAAGATTTGAACTCGTAGTCACGGATTTGGAGTCCGTTGGTTTTCCATTAACCGAATAGCCTATTTTAATTTTGGCTCCAAGGGAGAGATTTGAACTCCCAACTAGATGATTAACAGTCATCTGTTCTGCCAATTGAACTACCTTGGAACAAATTTTGGTTGGATAAGAAAGAATTGAACTTTCATCTAATGGATATGAACCACTTGTTCTACCATTGAACTATTATCCAACACTAATTATTTAAGCATTTACAGCTTCCTTTAGAACCTTTGAACATTTAAACTTTGGAACTGTCTTGGCTTCAACAGTAATTGTTTCTCCTGTTCTGGGATTTCTACATTCACGTTCAGGCTTATTTACAGTAATAAACTTACCAAATCCAACCAACTTTACTTCTCCATCATTAACCAATCCTTCTACAATACATTCAGTCATAGATCCCAAAATAGTGTTTGCTTCCTTCTTGGTAGTTTCAAGTTTTTCTGCAATCTTTGATACAAGTTCCTTCTTTGTCATAATAAATCTCCTTTACATGTTTTTAGTTTATATTATTTATATAGAAAATTAACAAATATATTACTTTTTATTAATTTTTCTCCAACGTTCCTTTCCTTTTACCTTAAATAAAGGATCATGAGATTGACACCATTCTACTTTAGTCATCTTACCAAAAGAAAGTTTTCCAAACCCTCTTTCCTTCTTCCTTTCCTGTCTATTAGGATTAGTAGGAACATTAAAATTAGTCTTTACCATTTCACCTTTCATTTAATTTACTCCTTTTTTAAAATTAAACAACCTTTCTCTTTAACAAAAAATATACAATTTAAATAAAAAATCCACAACTTCCATTAGAATTATCTAACCATTCTAAACATTTATGAAGAAATCTCCTATAATCCTCATTTTTCAATTCATCAGAACTACAATTAGGAGGACAAATATCTGAATGAATTTTATTATTATTTTCATTAACATATTCAATTTCAGCATAAACTGTTTTCATTTTAAAACCCCTTTTTTAAGGATTATACGTAATTACACAATTTCCTGAAACTTCCATAAATTTCTCTGTTTGTTCATCTACAAAATGATACCCATCAGAATTTTCTTCACTAGAAATTTTTCCAGATGAAATTCCTGAATAGATAAGTTTTCCTCCTGAATAACATTCTATTTTTGCATTATCGCCTAATGATCCAATTTTACCTCTTTGTGCATCAGTACATCCTATTAAAAATCCAATCATTATAATACACAAGCACAAATGTTTCATTTTTTCTCCCTTATTTTTAATTAAGTGATTAATTCTTGATTTGAAAGATTTTTTGCATTACTAAATTACCTATTTTCAAAAAGTATTACTTCCTCATTTGTTTCTGTTTCATATATAATCTTTAATTCTTCAAAAGTCAATAGTTTTTTTGATTGAAATGTTTTTAACCAAATTATAAAATTATTTGCATCTTTTGCCTTCATTATGGGTCAATCTATTTCTGTTCTTTTAAAATTTTTATTATTAAAACAATCTATTCTACCACCAATATGAATATCAGAATATGATATTTTATTATCATCATACCATTTTAATGAATATGGGCCCATACAATTTGTTCTATATGTCCACATTATTATTTTCCTAATTTATTAAAAGGATTAGGATAACACAATCCCAACATTTTTCTATTGTCACAATAGATATTTACACTTTTTGCTCCATCAGAAACAATTTTTTCTTTCATCTGTTGAACAAAACAAAGTGAATAAGAATGAGATTGTTCATAACATTGACCATCTACTTCCAATCTGTATTTGTGTCTAAACATTTTAAATCCTTTTTTAAGTTGGTGGCCCTGTCTGGTTACGATCCAGATCCTATTGAGTCAAAGTCAATCGAACTTCCATTATTCTACAGGGCTATTAATAGATT